CTCATCCGCTCCGTAGGGCTCGATGCACCAGCGGCGGTGGTGGAAAATACGAGACGGCCAGGTTTGTCATTAGCGGCATGAGCACCGCTTGCTTGACAAGCAATGCGAGCAACTTTTTGAGACCCCCCATCGGTTGAACGAAAGTCAATAATTCCGATAAAATCGTCAGCAGCTACTGAACTATCTTCTCTTCCAAGTAGTAACTTACCTGCGCTTGAGGTAAATATTTGAACTTTAGCGTTTGCATCGCTTTCTGATTGGTCACTGCTGGTTCCCAGTAACATCCGGCCACTTGAGTCGATTCGTAGCGCCTCAACCGATGAAGTACGAAACTGCATTGAATTATCAGCGTGATCGTATCTCAGCATTCCTGCAAATTCAGCAGAAGTTGCTGTGTTATCTCCAAAATAAATGGAGCCTTTGCCGGAAGTTGAAGTTTGGAGAGAGATTATTTCACTTGCAGACGTATTATCACCAAGCTGTAAGTCACGGACAGGCGACGCCGTGCCTATACCAATCCGATCATTTCCACCATCGACAAACAGCATGTGAGTCTGGCCATTTGACTCGACGCGGAAGTCAACATCATTGCTGCCGTCGTTGAATACAACTTCAGAACTGCCAATCTCTAAACGCTCAACACCACCTGTGGTGACATTCACCTTATCTGCTGCACTACTGAACAGACCACTATCAGTGCCGCCTAACTGAAGGGACGAAGTAGCAGCTGAACCGTCAGCTAAATTAACAGTAAGCCCACTTGCAAGCTTTGAAGTAGTGACGGTCGCATCACCAGGAGTATTAGTATCTGTTACGTCGCCCTGAATGACACCAAAGAAATCAAGGCTGGCTGCAGGAGCCGTGGTAAAAGTAATCTGATTACCTGCGATGGTGAAATCAGTGAGAGGGTTCTGGATTATACCGCCAACTGAAATCCACAACTGGAGGGCACTTCCAACACTTACGTTCTGGCTTGCGATCTGTAACGTGAATGTCGTCTGGCTACCATTAAAGCCACCGGAAATGTCGTCTAACTTACGGTTCTGGCCACGAACCAGCTGCTTTCCAATGTAAGGCACTTTCTAACTACATCTAGATAGATCTATTCTAAAGGTCTTATTCTTGTCAATAAAAAACCACCCCTTGAAGGGATGGTTCAAACGATCAGGCTGCACCACCTCGAGTGACAGCATCATTAAGAGGATCAAGGTCTTCACTCGTCCAGTAGGTCTTAGTAACCATAATCTGAAGATGCTCGACGTTGCGTGAAACTGTTGCTGTTTCTTCTTCGGTACGGCTGGACAGGTCCATCAAGTCATTAATGAGATTGACGGAATCCAAAGCTGCAGAATAGTTTTTGGCAATTTCTGCAGCGGTCAAAGTTTCTTCGGACATTGTTGTGTTAAAAAGTAGAGGTTAGATGCCTGCAGCATCCAGTCTAGCTTTGAGCGCAGTATTTTCTGCAGACAGTTCCTGCACAGCTTTTACCAGCGGCATCACGAACATCTCGTAGCTGATGCCTTGGATGTCTTCATTGTCAACAGTCCAACCAGCAAAGTCAGTGACGTTGTGATCATCTAAGGCTTGCTTTACCTCTTGAGCAATAAAGCCATACATCTTGTTGGTGTAGCTAGCTTCGGTCTTGCTTGCGTCGTAGCCGTACAAGTCGCTATCAAGCTCAGACGGTGCTTTCCATTTATAAGTAACGGTTCTGAGGTCGTTAATAAAACCAAGACCCAAATCAGCATTGGTTTGAATGTCTTTCTTTAGGCGAACATCGGAGCTGCGAGTCCACGATGCGTTTGATGTGAACTGGTTGTAGACCCTGTTACCTGAGCTGCCAAAAGTAAAATAATTATCGCCTATAGCCGAAATGCTTGTACCGATTGTAATTGAATATACTTGGCTATTTGCAGCAGCGTCAGCGTTATAACCAACGCAAATATTTGAAGCGCCAGTAGTAATTGCGACACCCGCACCTTTGCCAATTGCAGTGTTGTTATTGCCAGTGGTGACGTTATAAAGAGCACTTAAACCAACCGCTGTGTTATTAATAGCACTGGTATTGTTATAAAGAGCTTCTTTTCCAAAGGCTGCGTTGCTGTGACCAGTTGTGTTGGTAAACAAAGCAGCACGTCCGGTAGCCGTATTATCTGAAGCAGTGGTGTTGTTATAAAGAGCAGCCCATCCAGCGGCGGTGTTTTTACTTCCAGTGGTGTTGCTATATAAAGCTTGATACCCATTAGCTGCACATTCAGCGCCAGTAGTGTTTGTATAAAAAGCTTTATATCCGACAACACTATTAAAGCTGCCAGTAGTATTGTTAAAAGAAGATTGAGAACCGACCGTAACATTTCCCGTGCCAGTGGTGCTATAAACCAAAGAATTAAATCCAACAGCTACATTGTCAGATCCAGTGGTGTTAGCAGTAAGAGCACCTTGTCCTATGGCAGTGTTTTGATCAGCAGTAGTGTTTGCGTAAAGAGCTTTTCGTCCAACGGCTGTGTTGCTATCACCACTGACGCTGCTATAGAGAGCCTTAAACCCGATGGCTGTGTTGTTATCAGATTGGGTATTTGAATAAAGAGCTTGTCGCCCAACAGCTACGTTGTTACCACCAATGGTGTTAGCCCAAAGAGCTTGGTAACCAATAGCTTCGTTGTTAGCGCCAGTGGTATTGGTATAAAGGGCTTGGTATCCAATGGCGTTATTTTGAGCACCAGTGGTGTTGTTATACAGGGCTCTATACCCGTGAGCGGCGTTGTTAGCAGCAGTAGTGTTGGATCCGAGAGCGCCTTCTCCGGTAGCTGTGTTTCTAATGCCAGTGGTGTTGGCAGTAAGAGCTAAGTATCCATTAGCCGTGTTATCAGAACCAGTAGTGTTGGCGTATAAAGCGTTAAATCCGTTAGCTACGTTGTAATTACCAGTAGTGTTGCTATATAAAACTTGGGCTCCGTTAGCTGTGTTTCTAATGCCTGTGGTGTTGGAATAAATGGCTCGGTATCCGCTAGCTGTGTTCTCGACGCCAGTGGTGTTTGCCTGGAGAGCACTGCTTCCAGTAGCTGTGTTATTAGCTCCAGTGGTGTTTGCTTCTAAAGCTCTAAAACCGAGGGCAATGTTAGATGCACCTGTTGTATTTGCTTCTAACGCTTCTTGGCCGAACGCGCAGTTAAAATCAGCAGTGGTTGTATTTTCTCCAGCTAATGTGCCAAAAAAGCTATTGTTAGATCCCGTTGTAACTGATTTTCCAGCATGCTTACCAAAGGCACTGTTGCTGCCACCAGTGGTGTTTGAATCAAGCGCTTGTGAACCGACTGCAGTGTTACTGCTGCCAGTGGTGTTCTCTTCTAAAGCTTGATAACCCACAGCCGTATTATCGCCAGCGGTCGTATTCTTTTGCAGTGCTTCATTGCCAACTGCTACGTTATTGTTTCCTGTAGTTACTGTGTCTAAAGCGATATAACCGACGGCAACATTATGCGTTCCAGTGGTTAAGTTTGCTAAAGCATTGCTACCTAACGCTGTGTTTTCGCCCCCCGTAGTGCAATCGGTAAGAGCCGATCTGCCGACAGCAGTGTTGTTATCTGCAGTAGTGTTTGCATCGAGAGCAAGATAACCAACGGATACGTTGCTAGCACCAGTGGTGTTTGCTCCAAGTGCATCTGCGCCAACAGCAACATTTTTTAAACCTGAAGTATTTGCATCTAGTGCGTTGTTGCCAACAACCGTGTTTGTCGCAACGTCACCCGCTCCACGGCCAACAGTGACCTCATGGATTAAGGCGTCTCCACCATCAACATCAAGAAGTGCTGAAGGAGTTGCAGTAGAGATACCTACCCTGTCATTACCTGCATCTATGTGTAGAAGGTTGGCATCACCATTCCCTTCAACGCGGAAATCTAAATCATTACTTGCATCGTTAAATACAATTTCTGCGCTGCCAAACGAAGCACGCTCAACACCACCTGTCGTGATGATAATTTCATCAGACGCAGGACGTGCAAGGCCTGTGTTCGTATCTGACGTGAAAAAGATGCTTGGACTAGCAGCAGATCCGTCAGCAAAGCCACTGCTCAGACCAGTCGCACTAAATACACCAACCTCAGTACCAGCACATGCAATGCCGATTTCATTAGCTGCTTTTGAGAAGAACCCAGTATCTTTGTCCGTGACGAAGGTGATAGAGGGCGCGGCGACACTGCCTGCCGGGAAATCAACACCTACATTGACATAATCAGCACCAGCAAGAATTACACCAAAGAAGCTTGCACCACCTGATGGTGCTGAGCTAAATACAATATTACCGCCGCTAAGATTAAAACCTGATGAGCCTGTAGGATCAGGCTCTTGAATAACACCAGCGATTGAAATTAAACATTGCTGGGGGTTAATTGGTAAAGGTACAGGTGCTGCACCACCTACTTGTAGGGCAAAACTTGTAACACTGCCATTGAAAGAAGAACTAATATCATCAATGATCAGATAACTTTGAAAAGCTACCTCAAGGTCGTTACCGATGTAAGCCATTTAAAATTTTTACAGACTGGGCTGGACAGGCCAACTGATATCTTCTAATCTAGCAGCCTGATAAGTTTGAGGAAGATCACGAAGTGCTTGTCTGTATGCAGCCCAAGCGGCCTGATCAATGGTAGAGCCTGGGGTCATCACCCAGTCAGTGGAACGTAAGAGAGCGTCCCTTTTCTGTCTTACTACTCGCCAAGAAGAATCTTCCTGCGAAAGAATTGCGACAGGATTAAGAAGAGCTTCCAGCTCCTCTACACGAAGAGTTAACGCCTTTACTAATTCTGTAGCTTCATTAGTTGTTAAACCCATGACCTATTAAGGAGTCTGCTCTAAGTAGCTAATTGATAGATCTAGAGCTGTTGCCGTATTGCTACGCGCTCTAAGTACATCATTTGATTCAAGAATAATTTTTGATCCCGAAATCACCTCGAGGGTAGAACCCGCAGGAACTGGCGCATTACGAATTAGATAAACATCGTCGCCGGTGTTTGTGACCAAATAAATATCAACATCAGCGCTACTACTGGCTTTATTTGAAACAAGACAGCTAAGCAAAACCAAGGTTGCAGTGTTTCCTACAGTAAGAACGTTAGTTGCGGAATCTGTGATTACCGTAGTAACGAGGCTTGACTTGGTGTCGATTTTAAAAGTGTTTGCCATATTATCCTAAGGCGACAATCAGAGCGAGGTTTTCGGATGAATCGAATGCACCGCTTACTGTCAAACTTCCAGTAATCGTGACATTACCAGGAACGCTAATAGCGCCAGCTGAATCTATTGTAAGCCTAGCAACACCACCCGTCACGAATGACACTTGGTCAGGTCCCGGTGAAATAATTCCGGTGTTGGGATCAGAGGCAAATTTTAAAGCGCAACTACTTAATGAGCCTAAAGCAAGTTGAGAATTACTCCCATCATCTCTGAGAAGAGGAAAGCCTCCTACTGTTGCTGCATCGTGTATTACGCATGCATTCTTATCAGTGTCGACAGTAACTTCACCAGCAGCGCCTGTAAAGACTGAATGCTGGACAGTTGTGCCTCTGCGGAATTGTACTTGGGTTGCCATAGATCTATCCTAATGCAACTGCAATTGCGGTAGCAAAATCTTCTGTAGCGATTGTTCCGCTCGAATTAGGAACGGTCATCGTTCGAGTTGTCGAGGATGCTATACCAGAACACTCGAAAGCAAGTTGTTTTGTGTTGTCTGAATCATCTCTAACTCTAAAGCCACTATCGTTAGTCACTAATGCAGCTGAAGTTATTGATGTCAAGCCTGCAATAGTCGTGGCTGAACTACCTAAAGCAATTGAGGTAGAGCCAACCGTCACTGTGGAGTTTGCTAGTTGAGAATTAGGTATTGCATTTGTACCGAACTCCCCTGTCGAGCTGTTATACGTAAGCCCCGATCCTGATGCAACACTTAAATGAGCACGTACTTCACTAGCACTCGGCCCTGTGTAAGTTATTACTCCTGTCGAGTTGTTATAAGCAAGACTTCCATCCCCACCAGCGTCAGTGACTGAGATTTCACCTCTTATGTTTGCAGCTGTAACTTTTGTATAAGTAAAAGCACCTGTTGAATTGTTATACGCTAAAGATCCATGTCCCGTTCCGCTGTTACTTGCGCTTAGAGAGGTGAGTAGCGCTACAGTGCCACCGGCATCTGGAAAAAGTATTGAACGATCTGCAGTGGCATTCGTTACTGAAATAGTTGTTTCGTTCGCATCAGCACTAGAACCTTCAAATGTAATCCCAGAGGAATTTAGAAGTATTCCGTTTGCTGCATCTGCTGCACCAACTCGTACGGTAGTTGTACCTTCAAGTGTGGTGGATGTGAGAGACGTAAGACCAGCAACTGTGGTTGCAGTGGCACCAAGTGCAATGCTTGTCGAACCAACCGTTAACGAGCTGTTTGCTAGCTGGCTATTAGGTATTGCACTTGTACCAAATTCTCCTGACCCGTTGTTATACGTAAGCCCCGATCCTGATGCAACACTTAAATGAGCACGTACTTCACTTGCACTTGATCCTGTATAAGTAATTACACCGGTGCTTGAATTGTAAGCAAGAGACCCATCGCCTCCGGAATCAGTAACAGATATTGCACCTCTTGCTCTGGCATTTGTAAAGTACTGATTAGTGCCTTCAGACAGATCAGAAGTACTATTTCCAGCAAGATTTAACTTATCCGAAGAGGTGTTTAGCTCCTGGATAAACCCTGAATTTAGGATTAATGAGTTTTTTGTTGCCATGGATCTATCCTATCAGTGGTAAAAATTAACTCAGAAGAATCGGAGGTTCTAATTGAATGATTAAGTTTGCTGTTGTAGACGCCTCACCTACTCTCACTAGATATTGTCCAGCTGTCGATGGTGGTGTTGCTGTTATACCCCCGTAGCCTGTAGCAAGGTAAAACGGATCTCCTGCATCTAAACCAGAAGTAGCGAGGACACCGATCGTAAGAACACGAACTTCTTCGCCTGCATTCTTTGCGGTCTGAGCAAAACCGACAACCGTAGCTTCATCAAGCGTTCCCGCAGCTCGCGCTAAACCAACCTTGCCATCTGAAGAACGTGAATAAAGAGCTGCACCCTGAGTCACATTTTCAAAGGCTAAAGCACCAAAACCAGCAACTGCATAGACAGTTTTACCTGCCATGGTGTCTTTCAAGTCAATGAGTACTTGAGTAAACCCCTCGGCATTTGAAGAGTATGGTTTGTAATTACTGACTCCTGCCATCAGTTCAGTCTCATTGGAGGTTCAAGTTGAATGCTAAATTTGGATGTAGTTGCTCCTTCACCAACACGTGCTACAAATTCACCAGATCCTGTAGGTGATGATGTGGCTATAGCTCCAGGCGTCGTGCTGAGAAAGTACACATCGCCTGGGTCGATAGCGCTTGGATAATCAAGTAATCCAGCAACAAGTACTTTTACAATTGCACCTGATGCCGCAGCATCATCTGCAAAACCAACAACAAGAGCTTCGTCCTGTGTACCATCAGCCTGAGCTTTACCTACTTGCCCATCACTACTTCTCATATACAGTGCGTCGCCGTCAGCCACGGACTCGAAAGTGGTGGCGTCAAAACCGATCCTTTCTGGTGAAAATACAGGGAAACCTTCTTTTAGATCGATAACTGCATCAACCAGGCCACGATAGTTTGGCTCGTAAGGTTGCCGAGTCATTGTGAAGGCATTGGCAGTCATTAGGTCTACTAAGACTGCAATTGCGCCTTCTACATTGGGCTCATAGCCGGTTGCCATATTTCAACCCTATAATTAATAATTCTAAATTGATTGACCCTTTAGAATAGATAGATAAGAGAAGCAAGCATGTCACCTGAATTGATAACTGCTGTAATCACAGGTGGCATTGGCGCCTTTACGGGACTTTCGCGTGCCTTGAACAATTTTAACAAGAAAATCGAAAAACGTTTTGAACGTCTTGAAAAGGATTACGATTCTCTTTATGACAAAATTACAAAAGAATATGTGCTGAAAGAAGATTTCAGACGTGAAATTGGATCAGTGCACACCAAGCTTGACCGAATACTGGACCACTTACTATCTCGTTAGAGTGTGACCCAGGCAGCAGCATCTGCGTCATACATAAGAAAATTAGAGGCGGCGCTGTCATAGTGAAGCTGCCCATCGACAGGACTTGTAGGCTGGCCTGCACTTCTTGATACAACAGCCTTCACCGTCTTAAAACTGGTTCCATCATTAATTTTAAGTATCTGCGTACTTGCTGTATCCAGCCAAGACTCACCTTTACTGTTACTCGTGAAGCCAACACCAGAGGCATTGGGTGCTGTAGCTCCTACAAACGTTGGGCCTGCTTTGATTAAACCAGTGCCTGAATCTTTGAAAAATAAACCTGGCTCTCCTACATTTGTATTGATAGCAAGTTCACCGTCACCAAGTCTTGTGGGAAACGGGCGGTCTCTTAAAACTGAGGAGCGTCTGGAGAGTATTTGTACCGACATTTAAGTATTGATGTATGCACCAGCATCAACTATTCTATCTTGATCAGTCAATGGGCTGTAAGTACTAGCTTCAATCGTCACAACGGATGCTGTGCTTTCTGTGGGAATACCACTGAGATATTCTCCTCCCTCCACAAAACCTTGCTCAAATTCATCGGTGTACTCACTCAAAGGTTGGTCAATCAATCCAAACTTTGCGTTCTCAATTACCTCAGGTTGTAAGTTAAAAAGCTTGTTCACCAGCTGCGCAAACCTGCTAGTTGTGTTAAAAACAGTACCTGATCGGTCAAGCAAACCTTGAGCGTTACGTCTGATATCGTCTGTCAATAACATCGAAGGTGCCGAAGCTCTGAAGTCAGCAACATCTTCAGGATTATTGTTCTGCCCTGTGATGTTTTGCGTTCCAGCCCAGCCAAAAAATTGCCTATCGAGCACATATTTCTCAGCTGCTTCTTTTAATTTGATTGATTCTTTTTCAAAATTTTTGTAGAAAGTTTGTAAACCTTTGCCAACAGGTTGATCACTTGGTTCTAAAAGCCAGGTCCCGACATACTCATGTGGTTGAAGGTTTGAAACATCACAATATCCTGCTGTCGTATCACTAAATGGGTAGACAATCACAAATACATTAGAGTCTGTTACTGACGAGACCACATAATCGCCGTTAAGGGCTGCTCCGCTGGTAAAAGTAATTTTTACGCGCTGATTCTGCTCCAAACCGTGGTCAACTGCATTAATTGTGATGTTAGGACCACTCTGTGTGTACGACGAAGACAATGAAATCGGCTGCCCACCTTCATCATGAATCAACGCCCACATGGAGGCATATATATGTTTACACCAACGGGGCTGATAGTAAAGCAGTGTTTGAGAAGCAAACTCCGCTGTATCTTCGTACTCAGGTAGTTGGTAAAAATTGTTTACAGTTGTATAGCCAAAATCCTCGAAAACACCTGGGTTGTCCCTACTATTACTGAGCTCATTGTTTTTATTTATTGTCTGTCCTGGGCTTAAGTTCTGTACAGGTGTAACAGGAAACCTCTTTTTATTTTTGTCTGCAAAAAGATTGTATCCTCTTCTTTTTGTATAGTCTTGACAACTACACTGCCATCTCAATTCAGTGGTAAGGTATCTTCCAACTGTAAATCCTCGGTGCGCTGGGACAACTGTGGCGGTCTGTCCCGATATGGTTTTAGCCCCGTAGCTATCTTTACGTTGAAAAATTATTTCCTTTGTTGTCGCATCAGAGCCTGTGACTGTAAAACCAACATAATCAGTGTAATCAAACCCTCTTATAAGACGATTGACTTTTACATTACCGCTCGTAGAGCTACTCGTAATAGTTAAGAAAGTAAAAGTAGTTGTTGAGGTGACAGTAATTGAATAACGACCTGATGGGACATCTCCGGTAGAAACATCTAGAAACACTTTGTTTCCAGTAGCAAGACCATGGGCAGAACCAGTGGTGACTGTTACTGTCGAGGCAAATCTGCTATATGTCGAATCAATACCAGGATCGCGTTCGACAATACGGTCAGTCATCCGCTCATCCTTCAGAAGACTGACCTGTTCAGGCAATTCGCGAAGCTTTACCCTGGTGCTTGTCCACCTTGTATCAGTAAAGATTGTCGATAAGTAATAAGTGACGTTGCCACTTGTCGTGGCAGAGGTTGCTGCTGTCAGCGTAAATGTATTCTGCGTTCTAGAAACAATCGCCAAGGTGTCATCAGTAGCCGAACCTGTTGTGAAGTCAAGATATATTTGGTCACCTATAAAATAATTATGATTTGACTGTGTAACAGTGATGGTAGTCCCTGATTGTGCGTAAGTTGCACCTACTCCAGCTGATAAATAACGTACTTCATCAATAGGAATGCCAATATCGTAAAAAGAAAACGAATTTGTATCACGCATTCCTACCAGCTGCTCACCTATCTCATTACTTGCTGATGGATAGGTGAAAAGGCGAGCAGGAACAAAGATACCTGGGAATTGTTGGAACGAAAAATATAAACGATAGTCCCCACGGGCGTTTCTTTCCCTGAAAAGCGAGCCTAATGTGCTTTGAGTAATGGAATACAGCTCAAACCCCCTTCTCCAGCGAGACCAAAGGGAATCCTGGTTATAAAAACGGATTTCACTAGCGTCTTGAGGATTATTGGTCGTGTCAAATGGGTTTTCTACTGCAGCACGACGATTTGGGCCTTCGAAAGACGTTAATCTGCCGAAATTTTTGTCCTGATTACGGTCAAAAGGCCCAGACGAAGAGCTTTTGAACTTGTTTAGTCCAAAAGGCATGGCAATTAATCAATAGAAGCCGCCTTGGACCCCGACATAGAAGCCATTTGTAAGAGCGGTAGACCCACTTACAGCCGCGTATAGGGCTTGCCCACGCTTGAGCATCAATCCACGGCTTTTCAGTGCTTTACTGCTATTTGCGCTACCCATATTTGTACCTGCCTGCACCACTGGGTGATTAATAAAAGGTAAATCCTCTTTATCAGTTAGGCTATAAACTACTTCGGAGCCCGACGCCTCAACGCTGGAGACAAAAAGTGGAAAGAATTGGTTGGTGTTACTGACAGTACCAACGTTTACTAAATAGAAACAGATATCAATAGGAAGGCGCACGCTCACGTTACCGGTGATAGTGCCACCAAGGCTCGGAATGGCTGCGGTGAACGTCGTCGGGGTAACTGTAGCGATAGTCAATTCAGCATCGATGGGCACGGCGCCTGAACTGTAAGTGGTGAAATCACACCACACCTTTTGTCCAACTCGTGCATTATGACCACCAGCGATGGTCACAGTTACCGTCGTGCTATTAGCAGAATAGGTCCCTGTGGTGGCAGCCTGTGCGTCAATAAACTCAAGACAACGCTTTGTATAACGCAGCCAAATTTCATCGATGTAAGCACCAGAAATAGACGTGTTCGTCGCACCGGAGTCAACATCAAAAATCTTTGTTGCGTTACCAACAGCAGTAGGAACAAGGTTTGTGCTGAAGGCCTGGCCTGAAGCAACGGTCAACAACGTCGAGGTTGTTGCCGGGCGATCGACCATCAATGGTTGCTTATTAGAACTACTGCTTGACACTTCTATCAGCTGATAACGTTATTTGTATTATAGCGGAATAGGTTTAGTCTTTCTTTTTCTTCTCTTCCATACGCTTACGTGCCTTGGAGAGAGCATCCTTATGCTTCTCCTTATCACTCATCTTGGATTCTTTATCGGAGCCCTCCTTTCCTTCCTGTTTCTTCTTGAAGTGAGCCAGGAGCTCTGGGGGCATTTTATTTTTAGCCATGATTAAAAGCGTGAATAGATATTGCCAGCACTAGATAAATTATTGCCAGCTCCTTGTAGGTATCTTGAACGTGTCTGTTTAGACACCCTGTCAGGGTTGTAAGAACTACTGAATTGTTCATCCAAAAGATCAGGCATGCCGATGATGTCTTTAGGTCCAGTACCCAGCGCTTGTCCGGCTAAACGATCAACAACTTGCTGAGCGTCTGCGGCCAACCCTGGTGCCTCGACAACGATACGGTCACCTTGAGGCGATGGTTTCCCTGATGGGGATGATTTAGCTTGACCCATTTACTTAATTAACTGTTTTTAAGTAATTTCCGCGAAGTTCATCGCGCAAGTCGGAGCCAGAAACATATGGCTCAGGACTAGAACCTGGCACTAATAATTCTAACGGAAGTCTATCTCCTGCCATTCTTGTACGAGTCCCTACTCCGAAAGTTGCTTTTCCTGCAGGTTCAGTTGGTATATCGCTCCGGCGTAAGCCCAGCATGTAACCCACATTAGTCCGAGGTTTGACCACATCAAAGCGCTGCCACAATAAAGTCAACCGTTGCGGCTGTACCTCCAGCCTCACTTACAAAAACAGGACGAATATATTTAACAGGTCGACCATCGACACTATAAAAATAATTACCGTTTGAAGTGATGGTTTGATCAGCAATGATGTCAGCCCAGTCACTATTGTTAAGGCTTCCTTGCAAGGCAACTATTACGTTAGTGTTGATCGATGCAACCTTTACAAACAAGTTATAGCTCGAAGTCGAGAAATAATTATTAACGGCAACCTGAACCTCACTGCCATTACCAGGAGCAGTCAGCTGCGTACTGGTATCAAAAATAGTATCTTGAAAATAGGTTACGCCTGCCATCGCGCTTGTATAGGTCTTTTGTTAAGAATAACAGGGGGAATGTTATCAGCGTAGGACCTCGTAACTTCCCGCATGTATGCAGGATTATTTAATTGAAAACGCGGATCATCTTCACCTGTGTATGACACCACGAAATCACAGGGGCTGTGTTGTTCCTTTCGTGTCATGTTAAAAGGATCGCTAAATCCTGCAGTCTGCATCTGATAATCATTGTACATATTCCTGTATGTCACAGGAAATGATTGACTATAGCCAGGAACCGCAGCAAATCTCATCATTTCATAAACTCTGGTGCTTTAAAAGCACCTTGCAATAATTGCAATACATTTAAAGATTTAGGAGCTGCTGGGGTATCAAGAGTACGATTAATTCCTAAACCAGCTCCGCTCCTTCTTTTCTGAGCTTTGCTGACTGCTGTACGTGCTTTTTCCGAACTCTCAATGTCTACCGGAGGGGGTGCAGTTGGTTCTGGCATAGAAGAAGAGACTCCTGCTGCTTGCTGAGCACCAGGTAGATATTCTTTATACTTGCCACTCTTGTAAACAGACCAAGCCCCTAAACCTTGAGAGTCAAGAATTGATTTTGCTGCGCGGACATTTGTTTTGGGATCATATAGCTCCTCATTTGCCTTCAAGCCTAAGTTGCGACGACGCTCAGCACCTAGCATGTAACCAGGCTCATCAATCATATTGATTTGATAAAGCCCAAAAGAGTAATCTCCGGTGCTCCTGTCAGGATTTAAAGCCTTAGGATTCAAGCCGGATTCAGCTTGACTAATCGCGACCATTGTCGGAATTAAATCTTCTTTTACACCTTCTTGTCTAAGAAGCCCTGCAAGTTGTGACTGAGATACTGACTTCACGGTACTATCGATGATTGGTTTCGAGAATGAGACGGGTGCCGACAGCAACATCAGCAGGGCCAGGAAGCGCCTGAATAAATTCTGCGCCTTCCCTGTTAAAACGGTAGCGGGCCTGCTCAGGATTTCGGTAATTAGGTACATATAAGTGCAACGCCAAACGATCAGTCTCGTACATGTAAATCTGAGTCCACGTTTTCAACGTTTCTTTGAAATCTGTGGTTGCGATCGTACGATCGACATCACCAGCGATTGACTCAATTCGACCACGTGGCACCGTCGCGTTGTTCATGGTGCCAGTCATATCCGTGCGCTTCTCTGCCTCGTCACAACGCTCTACTTGCTCAACAATCTTGCCGTACCAAAAAGAGTCCGGAACGTTGTCCAAAGCCTCTTCTAAGCGGGCTAGATCACCTGCTGGGATTGATGTGGTGTTATACCCCAGGTGCCAACGCACTTTAGATTTTAGAAAATTATCAAGCTGCATTTAACACTGCCAAAGCGTTACTGTGCACGTCTTACATGCATCAATAACAGATTAACACGCGCACATAATCACTCGACACGCACAATGTTTTCCTTGAAAATTTCTTCCCAATCAACACGTTTGATTGATCTTAATTGCTCAAGACGTTGAAAGCGCTCGCCTGGGAGAGTGAGCTGAAGATCTTTGATGTCACGAGCTGTTTTAAGACCGACACCAGGGATTGAATCTGCGATTTGTCGAGCAGAAGCCATATTGATATTCACTCGCGTATCAATTGGGAAGGTTTCCTTCTTTGTAGGCTTTGCTGGCTTTGCACCTTCAGCTTTGAGATTCTCAGTTAAGCGAACTTCATTACGCTCTTGCTCCACCGTTGCATCTAGATGTGGAACGAGGTCGTCTTCATTAATGTAAAAAACTTCTTCGTTCGCATCCAGGCACATCAGAATACCTTCACCATGCTGAGATACAACCTCGACAAGACCTCCAGTAACACGGTTCTGATACAACATAGCGATAGACGATTACTGATATAGCATACCAAAATTAATCTAAGTGGACAATAAAAAGCGGGCCGTGAAGACCCGCTGTGTTGATATTGTGAGTAACGATCAGGAATCGCTACCGCCCACTTGAGAGGCGAAGTCCAGGCTGCCAATGATATCCATGAAGGAAGTAGCAGCGGCAGGACGCAGGTAGTTAACGCGGCAGATGATGTAAGCAGCTTTACCGGCGTCCTTATCATCAGAGCTGATGAAGACACCGTCGCCGTCCACAGATGTGGAGGTCACAGCGTTGACGTTATACACCTTGAAGGTGGTGTCAGCAGTGACGCGGAACATCATGGCGTTTGCAGCATCCTGGTCGTCGATACCGGCGGTGGTAACGGCGGTCCAGAAAGGTGCTTCTGCAACGGAAACATCGGATTCACCCTGGGCGATAGTGCCTGAGGAGAATGCTGTCGTGACGGCGGTTGCAGCAGCCAGACCGTTGGCCTGAGTTGCAGGAACGCCGAAAGGAGAACCACTGTTGTCGGGACCGAACAGCAGAATCTCGGTGTTGGTGCCGTCGATATCTGCAGTCAAAGGAGTAGCAGGATAGGAAGGCTCACCAGCGGAAGGGATGTCCTGGCCGATAGCAATCGAAGCGCTGTAAATGTAAGCGGGACGATCAGCGTCAGCTTGAACAACCAGTGAAGTGCGGTCATCACGCACACGGTCGTCAGGACGACGGTCGGGTGAAGGAACCGTCAGGTTGAAGCTCTTGTTGTTGGCTTTGTCAGCAGTCAGGTTACTGACTTTGACATAACCAACCAGCTCGTAGAGCTCGAAGCCAGGCCAGCCAAAAACACCTTCGGTGTTATAGGAGGACAGGCGATTGATTTGATTACCGGGCTGCAAAATTGCGCCCTTTTCAGCAGTGTAAGATGCCATTAGTTACGTACCTCCTTTATCACTCAGTAATGGTGAAGGCGGTGGTCACGAAGTCCTTATTCAGGTTCGCGAAACCGGCGTACAGCTGCCAAATCAAGATGATAAAGCGGCTGAAGTCGTCATTGTTGTTGATCAGGACCTGAGCATTCGGGCCGCCGATACCAACACCGACTGCCTGAGGACCGAAGAACAATCCAGGAGGCGTCGAACGACCTGCAACAGCGCCAGAACCATCACCGATGTCAACAGTTGCAGTTTTGCTTGGCATGTTGGTGGTCTCGAAGAAACGCACACCCTCGAACACGAAGCCGGAAGGCATGACGGGCTCTCCAGCCACGAATTGTGCCTGGCCAAACTGACCGCCCTGGTACAGAGCAGCGTTAGGAGCAGACATACCCATTAGAGGGTTGGGGGCACCCATGCCAGGATAACGAGCCACTTCACGGAAGCCCTGGTCAGCACGGAGGTCCTTCATGAAGGAAGGATCAGCGATACAACGGTAGTAACCGTCTTGGAACACAGGGACGTTGCGCTTACGCAGGCTCTTAACAACGTTTAGAAGGTCCGTCTTAACGTTGAACTTGAAACGCTCAGAGGCGTATTCGGTTGCGGTATAGGCACCAACAGTGACACCAGTTTTGGTGTGGTCGTTTGGATAGTAGTAGCCGCCTTGGGTGTCGCCGGACTGGCCACGAGACTCAGCCTTGAACAGCTCGTCCAGGAACACACGATCGCGCCAACGACGATAGTCGTCAAGCAGGGTCAGTGAACCGATGGACTGGTGGAACATGTTAAGGTTCCCAGTGTCCAACAGAAGACGCTGAGCGGTCATCAGGGTCTCACGAGCAATCTTGAAGGTGCTCGGAAGATTGGTGTTATTTGGATCCGCAGGGCCGGTGTACTCACGCAGAGACACAAGCACCTTGTCTTTAACGATGGAACGGCTGTTGGCAGTACCGATCGTTTGGTCTTGGGTACGCTCGCGGCTGGTCTTGGTGCCTGGGTTACCGAAGAAGCGGTAACGATCCAGCTGCACGGTTTGACCAGGCTGCTTGGTGAAGTCGTGGACTACAACGGGCTCGCAAGCCATCTCCACGACATAAGCTGGATGGGGACGGTATAGTTCCGCACCCAACAGCTTCGGAAAGTCGTTATCGATGAACATAATAGTTTCTCAGCTAAATTTTAGGCGCTGATACTTGAGGAAAAAATCCTCCAAATATGGAAATTTTCATTCCATTAAAAAAATTATAGCAATGCTTTATCAACCTGGTTATTTAAGTCTCAACGAAAATTTCTGAAATCTCCTACCGAACGGTACTCTTCTCCTTCAGAGGGTGATTTGACTTCACCTGCCATACGTGGAACGGTAGGTTTGCCTTCATTTATCAGACTATCCCTTAGAGTCTGGTTCATGCCTAAAATACCTTCTCCTCTCTTTGCAGCATCACGCGATGCTTTCACTGCACCAGGTAAACCTTTGCCCATCACATCGCCTCCGGGTTAACAAACTGCATCGTGGGATTGCCACCAACCATATTCCCAGGTGAATACTGTGTAGGAGGAACAGTGCCCATGCGCCCCATTGGATTCACATAGCCATCAATGGGCTGAAGAGCTGGGCTCATCGCTTGAATCTCAGGGTTAATAGGACCCTCGGCAGCTGCTTGCTGCGCTGCAGCTTCTAAAACTGCCTTAGCCATCATGGCTTTACTAACTGCTTTCTTAGCTTTACTAGAGTCCATCATTTCTTAGCTTTTTGAATAGGCATAGGAGGGTAACCAAGAGGAAGTTGACCCGTTGGAGGCATCATCTGCATCAGTTGATATTGCTGCTCAACACCAATTTGGTTTTGCACCATCTCAGCGGAGCTCAACATTCCAGGGACAAATAGACCATTCCGAGGAAGGGGAGAACCAGGGAGATTGAGTTTGAGATAAGAGTTATCCAAATCACGTGGCATCCTGGGCTGAGGAGCATTTGGATTGCCAACCTGCGTCTGCATGTCTTGCATGCGGATAGGCGCATATTCATCGGTATTGCCAGCCATGATCTGACGTGCAGTGTCGCCAGCACCAAAATGAACAAGACCGGGAGCACCAATCGGGCCACCTGCAGTACCGATCGCCTCCAAAAACTGATCAGTCTTCTCTCTTGCTCCTGCCTTTTTTTTTGCCATAACTTGATAAAAAATTAGGGGCAGTTTCCTACCCCCTATTTTAGACTAAGTGAAGTCTAGGGATCACTCCATCACCAGGAGCTTGTTGCGGAACACCTCAGGATTCTGCTGAGCAGAGTTCAGATAACGCCAGGCGTTAGAGGGGTCACGATCGGCTAGGTTGCCGAAGCTATTCCAGAAGTCACCAGCATTAGCGGCTGCTTGGGGCTGGGGAGGGATAGGCATCTGAGGACGGGCAGGCGCAGCTTGTTGCTGATACTGCTGGCCTACTTGCTGAGCACCTTGAGGTGCGACAGGAGCGGCTTCATCAGGGATAGGATGAGGGCCGTTCGCGCCAAAGAACTCACAGGTGTAGTCAGCGAGCACGTCGGGGTCAGTCAGGATGGCTTCATAAGCCTTGTGCTCGTTAGAGAGCTCCTGTAGGAGTTCACAAGCTTGGATCAGTTGCTGATTGGTCTGGATTAGAGAATCCTCAACTGAGCAGGCATAATCATTGAGAACCTTGGGAACATCAGGACCAAAGTGGTCAATGATCTCAAGACTTGCTTCGCTTACTCCGTTTGCTCGGAGCTGCTCCGGGCTGATCTCCAGAGAAGTTAGGGAAGAGTCGTTGGAGAATGCCTGGTTGTTGTTGATCGAAGGCGAAGAGGTCTGCATCCCCAGGCTGCTGAATTGGGGAGCCTGTTGGGAACCGTAGCTGGCCGGGTCGATTGCCGGAGTCTGAGTCGATTGTTGACCCAGGGTTGGGAATTGGACGGGCGAACTCAGGAGCCCGACCACCTTGTTGAACGCTTCCCGATAAGGGTTCTCCGCTTGTGGAGTCGCCTGGTACGCCTGGGGCGCGGACTGAGTAGGGAGTGAGGCCTGCATCTGCGCTGCCATCTGGGCCGGCATTTGCGGGGCTGGGGCCGTCACTTGCTGGTATGGCGCCACCCATTGGGTATTCGTAGAAACCACCGGAGCCTGTGCCGCCGTCTGCGCTACCGGAGCCGCGTAGCTGGTCGGTTGGGTCGGGGATGTTTGGGGTGCCGATTGGGTCGGCATTGCGGTATCGGCCTGCATAAGTTACCTCTTTTTGTAGGCTTTCGAGTGTGCGATAAAGGAAGGGGGTGAGATCTAATCTCGGATCCGCAGCCATCGGAAGATTCGGTTGCTGCGGATGTGGTGTCCGCATTTCTTGATTTATAAGATCAATAAATGTGGAGTAAGCCCTCTGTACTTCCCCTACCACACGGAATGGGAAACCGGAGAGCATGCCCGCGATTTCGTCATCCGTTTTAGAAGGGAATAGATACTTCAGTGCTTCAATGCTATCAACACCTAACTCTTGCAAGTTTCTGGTGAAAATAGACTGGTTGAGTTTATCCTGTGTTGTATCTTCGTACACAGGTCCAAGCCAACGCCAAAGAACAGTTCTGTCACCGTCCGGGGCTAAACCAAGAACGCCTGGAGGCAGTTCCTGATTTTCAATTGCTGCGTCAATTGCAACTTGAAGTTTTTTCTCGTAACGAGCTTTTGATTTTTCGTATTTTTCAAGTGCTTTTTCGTCAACTTCTTCAGGCAAAACGGGATATTTAATCCCGCTCTCGTAAGCCATTGACTTACGGAAAATTTGTTCTTCTTGGAAGATAATCAGCTCGAGACAGCGGTTGATACCGTAGGTGTACAGCTGTAAGCATTTCTTCTTAGCTGTAGCACTGACTCGACCATAAGCCGATTTGTATTCAGTGGCAGTGACGTTGGTAATGCTGAGATCATCAATACCACCAAGGGCTAATCGAATCTCACTGCGCAGTTGTTCAGCGAATCGAGCTTGATCCGTGCTGACTGCGTTCGGCGTAATAAAGCCGACCCTATCAGTAGGTTCTAGGTTCGCAATGACACGCGGAACACGCATGCCTGACCCAGGTTTGCCATTGTATCCAGGTGAGTCACGAGTGACATTGTCTTGCTTAAACGTCGAGCTTGAAAGAAAGAAATCTGACTGAAAGCCTGACTGACTTGAAATACTTGGCCGCTGCGCTGGATCACTTGAGTCGTACTCAACAATGTCTTGCTTTGGGCGAGATGACAGTAACGTTGGGTTGCCAAAGAAAGAAAGGTTGGCCCTGATGTTCTTTACCATCTCATCGTGAGCGATGATTTGGTTAGCCATCATGTCGAATTCGCCAGCGCCTTCAGTACCGAAAGCATCAGGGTTATTCAGAACCTCGACACATGGAATGAACTCCATGCTATTTTTCACCACCTTCTTGTCAGTGAAGGCGAAGTCCATTGCCTCGTTGTCAAACGAGATCTCTTGTTCGCTATGGTATTCCTCAATCTCCTCGGCAGTAATACGAAGACGCATATACCGCTTGTTTGTATTCAGGCCAACACCGCTAAACCCTTTTGACGTTTTGACTTTATACGGATAGATAATGATGACTTCTTCTAGGTCACCTTCGGGAGAGTAATAAGCACGATAAGAATCCCGATCAAACCAATAAATACGATAAGTTTTCTCAGTCGGTCGGATATAGAACAGGCCTTTACCGTAAGCCAGGAAACGTTCCCAGATAGAGTCGAGCCGTGCATCGAGACGATTGAACTTAATGACTTGCTGGATAAAATCGTAGCGCTGCGTACCAAAGTTATCCTGCAGCGGATAAAACTCGACGCCCTGCCTGATCCCAAACATTTTCATTTGGGAAAGGTGTGCGCTCACCAGCATGGTGTCCGCAGGGCCTGTACTATCGCGTGAAACTACCGATTTGAGGATAGAGTCAAGTTGAGATTTAGCACTATCGCCCATTCTGTTAAAAAGGTCTACTGATCAATATCGTAACCAGCTTCGAGTCTTTTGAAAATAATTGTCCCGTCTTCAACCTCTACATCAAAACGTTCGTTTGGTTGTAGGGCCATGTCGTGACAAAGCTCATCCGGCAAAGGCAGGATGGCAGAACCATAAGCATCTTGCTCAAGTTCTACTTCAAAATAGCTGGGAGACATCGCGATGAATACCTATAGTTTAAATCGTCAATACTCTAACTCTAGTTTTCCCCTTGTCATTAGTCCATTACATAACCAGACAAGGGCGTCAACACAGTCATCATGGGATGAAACTCCGAAGTTAACGATTTCATCTTTTAGTGCCTGGAATTTTCTGTACTTATTGAAGATTAGCTTGCGTTGCTCAAATAGCCCCATAATGCCACGGAAGCGTGCGACCTTGTCCCCTCTAAACCCTTTGACTGCGTGCCAGTTCATGTTGTAGAGACCATGTTCACCGAGACATATTCGTTTGAAGTCAGCCTCCAGTGAAGCCTGGTATGCAACGGCTTCTGACCAAATTTCGATGTTGGTGCCAGTAGGAAAATATTGATTCTTTTCTTTGTGCACGACACCCCATTCTTCCATCATCTCCATCATGGCTTCTAATTTTTCTAAGTTACCCATAATCCTTAAACGTTTACAGTCGATAATGTGTATCTTCCCTCCCACTCGCCCTCCCATCACGAAGGCGGTATAGTCGTTTCGTTCTCGAACACCTGCGGAAAGGTCAACGCCGATTCCTAAACAATCGAATTGTGTTTCGATGGTTCCTTTGATAATTAGATCAGGAGAAAGCGAAAGCTCGCTCGTTTGTACAACTTGATTTTGGTACTGAAAAGAAAAAGCGATTGGTGCCTGCCGCCGGCGGTCGCGCAGATAATCGAGTGACCACATAGCCGGCCAATATGATTGTTCATCACCATTTGCATCAACAGAAATCGCGGATTGGACGATCTGTACCCAGTTGTTGGCTGGAATGAATGTGGAGTTATGGATATCGTCATGACGGAAGCGGGTGCCAAGACAGATCGCCCTGCCGCCTTGGAACATCGTCGGAACGATGACTGAATTCCAGTTGTCCTCCATCGCTTGCCGGATATCCCGGTTCTTGATGTCGTCAGCACTCTTGATAGCGTCATCAATGATGCAAAGATGTGAACGCTTGGAGGTCACAGCGCCCTTAAGACCTGCACAACACACAGTGAATTCTTCTTCACCTGCTGTTCGGATGCCAGCAAACTTCCAATCAATACTCCAGTACTCGTTCGAATTAATCCCCTTGGCGATCTTTACAGTAGGGAAGATCTCCTTATAAGCTTTACTCGATTCAATGATCCTTTTAATAGCTGCGCTTTTAGGACGTGCCACATCCACCGTGTAGGAGATGTAGAGGATTTTCAAAGGTTTCCGCGCCAGTGCATGAATACCAACCGCCCATGCTGTGTACAAGCCAAGGATCGTGGACTTCGCACTACCCCGTGGCGCCAAGATATCAATATTTGGTCCGCCAATACCAATCAAACATTCACTGTCCTCCCCTGTACAAAGATATTTATGCCATTCTTTATGATGCTCAGCAGGTGGTTTATCACCTACGACATCACAGAAATATGCAAAATCCTTTCGTGCACGTTCAATATCAATATTTGAAGTCTTCTTAACAATCCGTTGCTGTGCTGCAGCACGTGCAGTCCTTCGATATACGCTATGAATACTTGTTCCTGCCATGCACAAAGCATAGCGCCATAAATCAACTAAGTCTCTCTTCTAAATATCGCCTAAGAAAAAGATTCTCAAGTGCGTCTTCAAAATTACCATCGTATGAAGAGAAAGCAGGTGGTGTGATGGGATCAAATTCACGTTTTATGGTAGAACCACGTATGGGATCAAATTCACTTTTTATGGTAGAACCACGTGGTGTGATGGGCTCAAATTCACGTTTTATGGTAGAACCAGGCGGCGTCAGTATCTCAATCTTTCCTTGCTCGGTAGATCCTGGAGGGGTCAAGATGCCAAACTTGTTCCGATCGGTTAATCCACCAACAGGAAGTCCAAGCCCAAGATCAGTCTCAGTTCTTGTTTGATTACCGACAGGACCGGAGTAGTTAATACCGATTACTTTTCCGTCTTTAAAATATCTGTCTTGATACGGATCTACAAGCATATTTACAGATAATTTTTATCAGTCTACTAAGACTCCTCTTGAAAGATCTTTGTCCAGACTCCCATTGATGCTTCTTGAAGGGGTCCTTCAATTGGATCATCACGAAAGATCGTTAACATCTCCCGAATCGCACGGTCAGCACCAGCAAGAATTAAACCTTGCTTGTCAAGCAAGATGCGCTCATCATTCAACTGCTTGATCGTGCCTCGCAGTTCCTTTTGCATCATCGCGATACGGGAGGCACCCATGTCCTGCTTGATCATCCCCATATCAATACCATCCCGTAGCTTTGAGATATCCATCGTCATGGCGTCAATCTCAGCTTCTAATACACCACCAAAATCCCGCTTCTTGTAGCTCTCCTTTGACCATTCATCACATTGGACGATTGATCCGGTGAACCCTAGGAAGCGGGCATACAAGTAAATCTGGATTGGACTTACTGCTCGTTTGCTAAAGGCTAGAAAGGATTCACGGTCTTTTTCAGTCAGCTCGTGAATCCAATCAATCATGACCGATATTGGCTCTGCGCCTGTTCGAAATCCCTGTTCTCTTTATAGCGCCGGAACATCTCTTGTTGCAACGCAGTAGTTCGTTGCTCAGATCCGGTCTCTCGGATGCCAGCACGTTGCTCAACACCTGTGGCAGCGATGCCCAGTCGTTGCTGACGACCACGCTCTGCTTCGCTGAGTCGCGTCTCAGATCCGGTTTCACGGATGCCAGCACGTTGCTCAACTCCAGTGGCTGCAATACCAAGACGTTGCTCAGCACCTCGTACACGCTCAGTCGCTCGTGTCTCGGTTCCAGTGGTTCCAATGGTACGACGCTCTTCCTGGCCAGCGGTTGCGAGGCCAGCACGATATTCAGCACCAGTGGCTGCAATACCTGATCGTTCCTCTTGACCGCGAACACGGGTCAGTCCTGTCTCGATATCACCAGCTTGTTTCTGGCTGAGCCGTTGCTCAGCAGAGGCAGACTGTGAACGGCGAATGTCCTGACCAGCAAAGAACTCAGCATTGGTGCGATCTAATTGTGCACCTAACTCCATATTCAAGCGGGTCTGCTTACCGCTCACCTCATTCAATGCAGTCTGCGTTGTGACCGACTGTGTAGGAACAGAGGTCGGCGGCGCAGGTGGTGGCGGCGCAGGACTATAAACAATAGTCGGAGGAGGTGGAGGTGAAGGTCTAGAACCGCCCATAATTATACCTTTGCTTTTGTTAGTTTAAGTTAGGCAATACGACGCCCGGCGTAACGACCCGTTCCTAATTGACCGAATCCAGTCGCAGCTTGTTGCTGGTTTGCAATTGCCTGTGCTTCTGTAGCGAAGGCATTAGATGCAGCTTGCATCTGCTGTTGCTTGGACGCCATGATGGCTTGGATGCTGGAGGGCAGCTGCTCTTTGAATGCTCTGAAACGTTGGCTTGCATCCAGGGCACGCTCAGTGCTGCGACGTCCAGCTTCATCTAAATAAGGAAACAGGGCTTGCGTTTGTTGTACGGATTGTTGAACAGCTAGGTTGCTGGCTTGTTTCTGAAGTTTGGCAAGATTTTCGTACTGACTCTCAAGAATCTCTTTATCGCGCTGTGTAATTGCATCACTATCAGCAGCGTCTTGCTCCCTGACCTTTTGCAAGGCGGCAGTGTTTTTTGCCTCTTGCTCTGCTTGATTTGCTTTGAGAAGATCTTCTTGAGCTTCAAGTATGGTGGCTTGACGGCTCGCATCAAGCTGACGACGCTCTAATCCTGTGAGCCTTTCATAAGGATTGGCCTTTGGAATTAGCTCACCTGTTACGTTGGCAGGTAAGTCTTGAATAAATTCATTAAATTTCTCTAGTGTGGTTTTTGGACCACCGTAATCAGGCTCCAAAGAAAAATCAGCCGGCAAGCCACCTTTTCTTTTTAAATATTCGAGTGTTGCGTCTGATGTCTTAGACATATCACTGATACTGGTATTGGCTGGTCAGAGCACCGCCAGCCTTTTGAAGTGCGTCAAGACCTGCCTCGAGACCTGCTGTCTGAGCTCGCTCTTGCATCGCAGCCCGAGTCTTGATGTTCTGGCGGATGCCAGCAGCAGCCATCTGGCGCTCCATTTCCTTTTTGGATCTTGCTTCTGAGGCAGCTTCGATTTCAGGCAGCAGTGTGCGGAGTACATCCCGCTGGGTCTGTGCAGTCTTCAATAACTCAAGACGGCGACCCATTCCGCTGGGGCCGAGCACGTCAAGCGGCATCCCCTCAGGAGAGGTCGCTCCGTATTGACCAAGTCCAGGAGGTAATGCGGCGCCACCGTAGACAGGGGCACCATCGGCGGTATAACCAATAACGCCGGCACCTAACTGACCGCCGCGTCCAACAGCACTGCCTGTAGGACCAGCAAGGTTAGCCGCTGCAGTACCGGCGCCCGGAGCTAATGCCAGTGCCGCCCCTGCACCGAGGCCAAGAGGAATTGCATTCGAAAGAATTTGTGCGCCACCCATTTGCTGTGCAAGTGGAGCTGCCATCCCGGCTTGCTTAACAGCTTGCGAGATACCTGCTGGACCCATACCTGCCATCAGTGCTTTCGCACCTGCACCTGCCTTGAATGCTTCAGGGGCAACTCTTGCGGCGAGGCCAGTTCCAGCAAGTTTGGCACCTGCAAAACGCAGAGGGCCTCCCAAGCCAGCCAATGTAAGTGCTCCAAGTCCGGAACCCAAAGCAGCAGAACCTAAATTTCCACCGCTTTCTTGAAAACCCTTTACGCCACCGATTGCAGCACCGAGAGCTGGTAAATATTTAAGTCCAGCGACTACAGGTGCTACTGCTAGAGGGATTGCCATGCCTAAATACTTCTTCTTATGTTAATTAGTTTAGATTAGGTAACTTTTGGATTAACTGAATAATCCGCCGAGTCCGCCAATGACAGCACCCACTGCTGCACCAGGTAAGCCAAGGACGCTGCCCATACCTGCGCCAGTAGCAGCCCCACTCAGCGCACCTGTCGCAGCGCCTGCTAGACGTTGGCCTGTCGATTTACCACCAGACACACCTCCGCCGCCGCCAGGGAAAACAATCGGTTCAAAAGAGTCTGGACTGATTTGAGTCAGGCTACCGTCAGCAAGGCTTGTGGTTCTTCCAGCTAATCCTGCGCCACCAAAGGGACTCGCTTTCTTATTAAAAAGAGCGTCCATGACTGATTCTCGCTCTCGTCTTTTCTCAGCATTTTTAAAAACCTCTTTGACTAATCCACCGGCTGTTTCAAGAAAACCTGTCTTCTGGCCAAAATTGCCCTTGGCTGCTCTTTCTAAAGCGTTTACACCACCGTACGTTGCTGTATTGCCATCAGTATCGTAATAACGTACTGAATCGTCGTCATCGTCTCTGCCGAAGTAACTGCTGCTCATGATTAATTAGTACTGAGGTGTTCGACCGTAGATTTGTTGTCCCATAGCCATAGGATCAAATAACCCGGCGCCAGACATTGGTTGGTTGCGTGGCGTCAATGCGTCAGCGCGTGCCTGCTGAAGCATCAGTTGCTGCTGAAACTTTTGCTCATTCATTTGCATATAGCCTTGCTGACGCACAAGATCTGCTTGAAGCTTTTGGTCAATAGACCCCATAGCACCAGCTTGTCTAATAGCAATCTCTTCTGCTGCGGAGCTCGGTCCACCTTGGCTCAACTTATCAATAAGGAGCGGGGCCGCAGCGCCTGCTACTGTCAGGCCAAGAGGAGCAAATTTACCTACTTTTGCTGCCAGCCCTGCTGAAGCACCTAATTTTCCTGCGACTTTTTCTGCTCCTTCTCTAACCGCTCCTCCAACCGTTTCTGCGCCTTTATTGAGAGCTACTCCGAGGCCAAGATCTCCTATAAAACTTCCAAGTAAATCACCAGCCTTACGACTAACTGCTCTACTAACATCTCTTTCAAGGTAACTAACAGGGGTAGGTGTAGCCATTAAACATTAACTCCATTGGCGCCAGGGAACTTGCCGGCAGTGTTTGGACTTCGTTCCATTGATGCGGCGTACGCATCCTGTGAAATTATTCTATCTAAGTTTTCCGGCCTAACCTCATCTTCCGGTGCAATAAATCCCCGGACAACACCATCGCGATACTTGTTTAAGAAAGATTGAGCGAAACTGTTATCTCCGTCATTACCAAAAGAAGGGGACTCAGAAAACCGAAGATCATCAATCTTCTGTTGCGAAGCGGGGGCAACATCAGAGAAAGTACGACTATCGGAATCAAAGGTCGCCTGACGGGGATTTGTCTTCTTCAGTCCGCCAGCATATCGGCTGAAGATATCCGCAGACTTGTTTGGCCCCAAAGTCCCTTCATAGGGAGACTTTCCGCCTAAAAATTCTTCGTCGCGCTTATTTGTTCTTCGGTTAAAAGTGACCATCTCAGGAAGCAGTATTCACTTTGGCGGTGATGTCTTCTGCGGCCTTGCGTTGTTCAGAAGGCATACCGTTTTGTTCTAACAGACGTACCTTCTGCGCAGCTGCACCGGGAAGCCAGGATTGCGCCATGTGCACAGCCAGCTTCTTGATTTCAGCAGCAGTCAGTTCGCCATCAGCAACAGATTCAACTGCAAGCTCAAAAGCTTTATCAACTTTGGAGCCGTCCCAGTTGCCAAGGTTTTTATCAAGGACAGGATCAATGATGTCGTAAGCTTTCTCTACGAGAGGACCGTATTTGAGAATAGCTGCGGCAGTCATATTCTTCTTCAGGAACACCGCGAGAGCAGTGACCGCTGCACCTAAAAGGGACGCAATTACCGGTTCGAGGAAGGACATGGTTCTAGGTTACTTATCAATATATTACTCTGAATCACATACTGCTCATAAAATTCTGAACTACAGTTTCATACGCTGGATGACCTAAACCAACCGTCTTACGCGCTCTTTCTTCAGCCTGCATTCGTTTTGCGTCAACTTTTGGTTCAGCAGCAGGTGCTTGAGCTTTCTGGAGGAGTGCGCCAATCTCACGACCTCTGTTACTTACGAAAGGACCTACAGTTTCGGACGTAGGAACAAATGAGCGGTCACCACTGGACATCTGCTCAATGGCGTCAGGCAATACGTTGCCACGCTCCAACATTTCCGACATCAACTGGCGATTAGACGTCATTTGGGTAGAAGGAGAAGGTTGAGTTGTTTGAGGCTGTAAAAGATTTCCACGTTCAGCCATCTTGGCCATAAGACCGCGATCAGCTGAAAGTCCACCACGAGGAGCTTCGTCTAGAGCATCAGCCATACCAACATAAGGTTCTTGATGAATTCCTGCATGAGGATCGCGGATACTGCCACCCTTGTGCTTTTTATCGATGGGCATATTGCTCTTGTACTGAACTTGATCACGTTCAGCATTCATCGTCCGCTGCACAGCGGCCTGCGCACCAATTTCCTTCAGGTCGAGTTTGGCAACATTACTAAGGTCGGTCGTTACAACACCACTGGAAGGTTGCTGACGAACAACAGGAGTAGGGTCTGGTGGCAAACCTACAGATGCCTGCTGAGCTGCAGTGCTCTCGTTCGCAATATTGATATCAGCCTGAGGCACAACTGATTGACTCGAAATCCGGTTTGCTAGGAAGGCTTCAGCCTTTGCTTTCTGTTCTGGCGTAATATCAAGTAATACGTTTGGATCGTCATAAACATCAGGATTTTCAGCTGTGGAAGTAATCGCACCTGTCCTAAACCCTTGAGCACCAGCAGGGATCTCTGCTGCTGCAGGAGCAGTCGGCTGACCTTGTGCTACTAATTCAGAAATAATTTTGTCACCAGTATCTTTGACCATGCCGCGATATGCCTTTGCATCGCTTGCCTGCAATGCACGTGCACTGGCTGTAGCTTCTCTTTCTCTCGCACCTTGTGCTTGCAAATTTTCTATAAGATCCGTAGCCTCTTTTTCCTTCGAATCTTCTTGAGGAGCTAAGTCTTCTTGAGAAGCTGAATCTCCTCGTTTGCCTGAAATCTGTGACAAAAGTGCAGCACCAGCAACAGCACCCCCTGCAAGAGCGGCTGCTTTACCAGCGCCAGAAATAAAATCACCTACTTTGCTAAGAGGACTACGCCGCATGGCATAAACCTGTGGTGCAATAGCCATTCGTCCCGCAGGAGTATTAGGAATGGGCTGCCCGGTCATCCGGGAGTAAAACTCAAAGTCTGCCGGAGATACAGGCATAACTATCTCTATTCATCACGATATTCATTAGTTTAAGTTGACTCAACTCCCTACAGCGGGATCCCCCAAAGTGACCTATATCAAGGTCAAAATGGGGGAAAAAATCGGAGAGACATCTGGCGACCCTGTCACATAACTTTACATGAGAGGAAAAAAAGAACCTATATGTAACAGGTTTGTAACAGTGTTACAACGGCTTCATGAAGCGCTTTACATTCAGTAACAAAGCACGTCGCTTCTATATATAA